GCCAACCTGCCTTCTTGTTGCATCTGCAGCAATTCTTTTTGAGCTTTTGCCTTGGCTTCAGGATCGGGAATAAACTTGTCCAGAACTTTCATCCCAACGTCTACTAGTGCCATTAACGGTAACATATTACTTCCACCTTCCCCAAGTACATTCGTAAGCAACCCAAGTTGCAAATATGTAACAAAGTGCCATAACGCTTTTCATTATCCGTCTATCGTTCTGCTCTAAATACTTATCACGCTTATCTTCCCATTGCTTCCTAGCTTTAATACCTTGTATCTCATCCCAAGCGTGACTGCCATACTTCTTAGTAATTTCTTCTTTAATCTTTTCTTCAGACTGCTTGGCTAACATCAGCCTTTGAAACTCATCCACCGCCTCAATAATTGTTGTGGTATCAGGATTTACTTCCCTTGACTTCTTTCTTGATACCGCCCTTTCTTTTGCCGCCTTATCCGCTACTGCTAAAACACCGTCAATTGCCTTACTAAGTTCTTCTGATGCCTTTACCGACTCATTAAGAGTCTTTGTGACCTGTTTCGTGCCATCTATAATTCCAAAGGGATCGGGCATGATTCAATTTAAAATACCTCTCCGCCAGCGGCAGGAACAGACGTTGCGTGAATCGAGATATGCTGTCTAAGGTTCAAAGGCGCATTGCAGTCTGAGCAAACATCGGCTTGTAGCTCGGCTTTATCTAAGTCGTAACCACACGCCGAACACACCACTTCTATTTCGTGGTGCGGCTCAATTAAACCGTTTGATAAAGTTCTAGCTTCTATAGTCTGTTTCATATTAGTCCTTATCTAAAAGCGGGGCCTCTCGCCCAAGTTACAGCTGAATATCTAGTTCCTGAAATTATTGGTGTTACTCTGTGTTGTAGAAAAGAAGGGAACACAAGCACTGATCCTTGCAACAATTTTGGTTGTTCTTTTTCAAGTAATTCTTTAAATTCAAAACTACCACCCTTATACTCAGAAGGATCATTTAATTGAATACTTATGCTTAATTTTCTTTGCATATTATTTTGATCGGACATAGTTGTATCTACATGCCAATCATAGTGACCTGTTTTTTTATATTGCCCTATTTGAATACTCTCCATACTATTTATATCGTAATTCCAACCCGCTTGTGCATTTGCAGAATTAATATACGTAAGAGCAACGCATCCTATTGGCGACATAGAATCTACCCAAATAACGTTTGTAATACGTGATTTTTCATTAACTTTAAAGTCACCATTTTGATTAACAGTGCCTTTTTGTTTCTTAGTCCAATCCGTTTCTTTAATAACTAAATTACAAAATTCTTTTGGTAAAACAGAATCCCAAAGCCAATATGAATGTTTTAACATTTTAATTAGTAGGTAGTATATTTAATCTAGTTAAAACTTTGATAAAGTGCTCGTTTTCTTTTGCTTCTTGTTGTCTAATAATTTCATTTCTTTGTTCTTCAGATATTTCATTATTTACCGTAGGCGGTTCTTGTACCAAATTTTTAATATCTTGAACATTTAAAACACCATTTTTAATTTTTGTAAGTCTGTCTAAGTGCCAAGTTGGTATAAATCCTTGAATGTAAACATCCAAAGCGTCTCCAATTAAATACGCATTATTTTCGTCTATTGGGATATCAATGCTAAGTGGCGCATGGTTATCATCAAATTCTACAATTATTGAACCGTTTGTTTCATTAAAACCAATTATTTTATAGTATGTCATTTATTTACTCCTTATGAAATTGAACCATTACGAGTGCCAGTACCACCAGGCGTATAAGTAATACTAGAATTGCCTACAATAGCAGCGCCGCCCGCACCCCCTGAATAAGGACCTGCATTCTGCTCACCAGTAGGACTAGAGCCTCCTGTTACACCTGATGAACCATAAGTTCCACCGCTACCACCAGTACCACCTGGTCCGAGAGGATCACTGAACCCACCAGGACCCCCACCTCCAACTGCGGTACCAGTACCAGCAGTTCCTGGACTACCGCTAGGGAGTCCCCAACCTCCAGTATCGCCGCCTGGTCCACCAGGCCCAGTCCCAATCCCGCCGCCGCCACCGCCGCCGCAACTAGCAGTTATAGTTCCTTCAGGATAATTTGAGAAACCTTGACCACCACCGCCACCGCCGCCGCCGCCAGAAATTCGTCCACTAGAATTATTCATTGTTATTGCACGGTTTACATTGAGTGCGGGGCCACCACCACCACCAGCCGAACCAGCTTTTATATTTGGATTTGGAAAAGGACCAAGTCCGCCACCAGTTCCCCCAGCACCTCCACGCCCTAAAATAGTTCCATTATTAACAATAGCTACGGTATCATCAGCCGCCCAAGAAGTATCTACAGTCATTGCGTAAGAACCAGTAGAACTTGAAGAAACAATAACTCCATTATTAATTGTTAAAGTAAAGTCTGTTTTTCCAGAGACATAGCCTGGTGCTTTTGCTGTATTTACTGTGTAATTATTTGTATCACTTGAAATTGTTGCGGATGCAGTTACTCTACCTGGTCCAGAGCCAACTAACATTAGATTAATTCCACTCATGTTACATTTCCTGTTACAACGACAACTGTGCCACTAATAAATAAAAGTGTAGCTACGCCTCTGGTTGCTAAAGTCATGGTTGCTTTATCTGCGTCAGTTCCAGCAATATACGCTGTTGTAATAGTGCAAGTAATTGTAATATTACCTGTAGTATTGTTAAAAAGACTAATTACATCTCCCGCCGCAAAAGTTGAATTTGGGATAGTAATTGACCCACCAGTACCAACACCTATAAATTCACCAACATCACCAGTAACTAATGTATAACTTGTAGTTTTATCTGAACCCGATTGAGGCACATTGCGATAACCCACAGCGTTTGTACCGTCTGCCGTGCAATTGTTTAGATTGCCAGAGGTTGGAGTTCCAAGTACTGGAGTTACTAAAGTAGGTGAAGTTCCAAATACTAATGCACCTGAACCTGTTTCATCTGTTACAGCAGAAGCTAAGTTAGCAGAAGATGGCGTACCTAACCAAGTGGCTACGCCTGAGCCTAAAGAAGTAAGTCCTGTACCACCTGAAGCTATTGGAAGGGCTGTGCCTAGAGTTAAAGAAGTTAAATGCGTAGTTGCATCAACTACGTTTGTGCCGTTGTTATAGACAAACATCGACTTACCAGCAGCAACTGCAATTCCTGTACCACTAGTGTTCTTTACCGTGACGGCATCTGCTAGTCCGTTGTTAATAAGGTACAACTTCTCAATTTGGCAACCTGAACCAAGGATTAAGTTTCTAACACCGCCAGAAGTACCTGTAAGGTTTAGTCGTAGGTTACGGGCAGTCTGTGCTCCGTTTGTATCCGTAAGTGTGACGGTAACGTCTGCGCTAGAAAAAGCAACATCGGCTGAACCTGTAATGGCTTCTCCAAGGGCTACAGATAAGTTATCGTTAGTAGTTGTCCCCCAAGTGCCTGTCTGTTCACCTGTACCGATTAGCTCTACTTTAAGAGTGCTGTATGTCGATGCCATAATTTGTCCTTACCTAAATAATATCTATTTTATGCTGCTATTTCAATCCAGTTCGGGGTTTGGCTCGTATCAATTTCTAACCAGAAAGATACCGTTCCAACCTGCCCTACTGACTGTACACCTGTAACACTAACATTTGCGGTTGTTATAAAACTTATAGTTCCTATAGACCCTGTAGCACTTAATCCTGTCAACATGACTGGAACAGTTACCGTTACTGAACCTACAAATCCTGTACCAGAAACTCCTGTAACACTAACATTTGCAGTTGTATTTACAGTAACCGAGCCTACATCCCCAGTGCTTGAAATACCACTAGCAGAGACATTTACATCAGTGTAATCTTGTCCCCAAGGTCCTCCACTCCACGCACCGCTTCCCCAACCTGAATATGTAGGCACTTAATCACGCTATGCGAATAATTGCGTTGGTTGAATCAGCCGTTGGAAAAACAATCGTAAACGTACCAGCAGATGAGGTTTTAGCACCGCCAAAGTAAAGAATACAAACTGAAGGATCACCAGCCGCTGAGTCGTTATAAATCATTGCGCCATAAGCCGTAATGGTTGCAGATGTAAATGACAAATCAGCAAAGTCTGTAAACGCTGTAGTACTTGTAGATGTTGGGGTAACGTTAGTCAACGCACCACCACCAGCCACATATGATCCAGAAGCTCCTACTTCGTTAAGTGAAGTATATGCAGTCGTAGCCGCTGTAAAGGATGCTGAGTCGTCATACAAAGCCAGTTTAAAAGTATTACCAGTACCATTTGTAAAGTTGTGCGTTGCTGTCATTAGCTGCACTTTAAAGCTGGTACACATAAAATTGCCTGTAAAAGCCATGATTTACTCCTCTAAAAGTTTAATTAATTCAGGATGACCAGCTTCTCTTAGCTTATAAGCTAGTGTTACACGATCAAATTTTACCGCTTCATTCATATAAAAAACCAACACACCACGAATATGATTGCGAAAAGCCAATGCTTGATCTCGAACCAAAGGGTGAGACTGATCCCCGACCTGAATAATCTTGTCTAATGCCCGTTCAGCAACTTCCTCTGGAGAAAAGCCTCCGCGGTCTTTTGTAAATACTTGAACCCCGCTAGACTCGCCTAGCCCTTGTACACTAATCATCTGACTGGATACCTTACTTGTCCACTTCTATAAGCGTCTTGACGGTTCTTACCATCGCCTAATTGTTTAAGTTCTGCCATTGCATCGTCATAACGGGCTTTGTACATGGTCATGGTATCAGCGTCTGACTTCATAAATAAGGCTGCTTCTAATAAAGACCCATAGAGGAGCGCAGAGTCAAAGTTTGTTCCTAACCAAGTCGTACTAGCGGTCACAATAGATTCTGGGTAGTAGAAGTAATGCAGTTCTGTAGCATAACTAGCGTCTGGAGTAGGCCCAAGAATAAAGGTGTTATCGTCAAAAACAGCGTAATACTCTGGTTTGGCGTAGAAGGCTGCGTCTGTGTCTGGGTAGGATTCTCGGATAAAGTTAACGTCTTTATTGAGTAAATAGCTAGTCTCATTCGCCGCATTAATCACCGCAAGGCTAAAGGTCGACAACCAGTCTGATGGCGTTGCTAAGAACCGATTACCGCTTGTCATGTTACCTGTAACGTTTTTGCGAATAGCAGGCAGTTGCACCATGTTATAGATGCGTTGCTCCGCCAACTGCACAAAGCGGGCAATCTGCTCGGCAGACGTAAAGGATCCTACAGTCGCTGGGAAGTCATTCTCAGCAAACCCTTTAATGGCAGTGGTTAACTGCGTATAGTTCATCCCATCTTCCCGCTAGTCATACGACCTTTAGTCGCCGCACCAGCACCGCGCATTTCCATCTTGCCGTATTGGTTTACGGGTTTGCCGTCACCTTTACTAATGCCGTAAACCGAGATGTTCATTTTTTCCATTTCTTGAGCACCAGTCATACCTTTGGAAGCATTGGCAGAAATTGCTTTACCTTGCATATCATGGGGAGGAGCATAGACTGAAGCATCTCCGACTTCCTTGCCCATTACTTTTTTAGAGAACTTTGGCATTATCGACCCCTTCCAGATTTTTTCTGATTTGCTACTCTAGCAAGATTACGACCCATATCTTTCATAGTCATAGAACTAACGCCCATTTTCTTGATAGAGCCTTTTAACGCAGCGGATTTTGGACCGCTATCGCCTAAATTTTTACCTTCAGTTTTGCCTTTTTTAGCAACACCATCTGCGCCTGATTTATACATTTTAAACTCCTAAGTTATTGTTACCGTTACGCTACCTACCTGACCTTCTGGTGCCAAATTATTTGGTGTTAAACCGTCATCTCTAGCGCCACCAACAGGATTCCAGCCCCATTGAAATATTCTACTACCTCCCGATATATTACCTAATGCGTCAGTTCCAGATGCTAAATAACTTACATCTGGTCTAGGATCCCGTAATGCTTGTGGATCGTTGACTGGATACATCCCTAATGACAACTGTGGCTGATCTGGATCCCAACAACTAGGGCAAACTTTAATATCCTTTA